ATCACTAAATTGTTTCTTTGCTCGTAATTGGCTTGCTAAACTTTCTAATCTTGATATAGGCTTAATTTCCCCAATATTCCCCAGGTCAACATCTTCTCTAATACCGCCCTTTAAGAGCATTGTTTGATTATCGTTAATAGGTTGGTTATTGCTTTGAATTGACAATAACGGAGAATTAATTCTATCTTCAATTGTACTTGTTGGCAGGTTTTCGATAGGTTGTTGCGCAGGTTGTATAGGTTGTACCGTTTCAGGCGCATTTATGATCGCATTTTCATACGGGTTAGAAGTGTTTAGATTACTAATAACACTTTTCCCTTTGCGCAAGACTTTATCCCCAAACCCTTTTAAGTTATCCATAAAAGACGGCTCTTGTGGAGCGTTCTCAACCTCTTCTTTTATATCGTCAAAAAGACCAACCCCCGAACTTGCCGGAGCATTGCTTTCTTGTCCCTCAACTTCTAATTTTATATCGTCATATAATCCCATTAATTAGTCCTTAATATGTTTGTCTGGATCTTCGCCATATTTACTCATAAATCGTGCTTTAATTTGTGGTATTTTTGTTGCGTATTTTGGATTATTTATTAGCGTGTAATATTCTGCCAAATCATTCTTCCAATCAGGATGTTGTTCCGGTTTTGTAGCTTTCCCACCTTTTGAGCTTCCACTACCTTTACCGCCACCTTTTCCGCCACCTTGTGTAACTTTTCTTTCTCTCGTGTTAGCATTTTGTTTATCAACTGCTATTTTTTGAGCTTTATAATTTTTGTCTGTTTCGGTTCTATTCATTCGGTCTTTCATAAGTAAATCGTGATAATTTCTAGCTTCTTCAAGACGGGCAAGTGCAATATTATTAATTGCATCTTTATAATGTGGAGTCATTAGTGCGCCGAAATCCCCCTTGTCAAGATTTCCGAATGTGCCAACACTTGTATCAATTCCCTGTTTTTTGAGTGCATCTTGATAAATATCACTCATTGCACGTTTATTAGCAAACTTGTAACCTAACCCTAAACCATAAAGCGGATTTCCTGTTAGTGCAGTCCCTAAACCACCTGCAACAAGCCCCTGGAATGTAGGATTTTGTAAAGCTCTTGCTAGAGTACCCATACTTTCGCCGAAACGAGCCATTTTGCCTTTTTCTTTACCTGTGTATGTTGTTTCAGTTTTGGAAACTGGTTTTAGTGCATCAGGATTTGCTTTTATCCATTCATCAATATCTTTATTTCCGCTATTTTTACCCTGTGCAACTGCATTGATAATATTTTCGTCTATGCCTTGATTTCTAAGGCTATTCTGATAATCTACTAACTGCTGACTAGGTGTATTTGTCGTTGTATGTTCTGCAAATCTATCCTGTGTAAGATTTTCAGGACTAAATCCTGTGTTTCTGTTTTCCTGATACCCTTTTGAAAAATCAGTTATTCCGCTTATAAACTTATCAAGAATACTATTTTTAACTTGTTCAGCATTGTTTTTAGCAACTGCACCCGTCTGAACATCTGTTGTATCGACTGGCGTTTCAACAGGTGTATTTATTTGCGGTTTTGATATATTGTATTTATCAACTAAACTTGCAATAGTTTTATCCCCGCCGTTAAGTCCGTTCATTGCAGACATTTTCTGTTGTGGGGAATAGCCTAATTGTGACATTTCATTATCCAACCCAACAACATCAGGTTCAACAGGACTTGCGCCACCAGTTGCAACCCCTTGGCTTATGTTATTCTGTGCTTGTTGCACCATGGAATTTGCAAAATCTTGGTTTGTAGTGTCATTCTGAATTGCTTTAGCCATTTTACTAGTTTGCTCCATTAGAGCTTCCCCGCTTTTCTTCGCGCGTTTTCTGTTTGTCCCTTGAAGCGCCATTGCCCCAAGTGCAACCAACGCCCCAATTGGACCACCTGCCATAGCCCCGGAAGCTCCACCTGCCGAAGCTCCTGCTCCTGCCGAAGCTCCTGCTGAAGCTCCCGCACCCGCTGATGCACCACTGCCAATAGAACTGCCGATACCTGCAAGACTGCTTCCTGCGGTATCTGCAACGGCATTACCTATTGCACTCATACCTGCTTCCGCACCTGCATTTGCACCTGCACTTAACCCTGCATTTATACCTGCACTTCCTAACGCATCTGTCAACGCACCCTGAATAGCAGGATTTGAAGCTTGTTGAGAAAACCCCGTGAACTTTGGTGTCAGCTTAGAAGCTCCGTTTTGCATAGCGCTTCCGACATTACTCATACCAGTACCGAGTTTATTTGCAAACTGATTATCTAACCCTTGTAAAAATTCCCCGCCTAGTTGCAGATTTCCGCCCCAACGGTTAACTTTATCAAGTCCGCTTTTATACGTATTATACGGACTGTTTTGGTCTTGATTATTCAGTTGTTGTTGTAACAGATATTCAATATATTGTTGAGTGTTCATTTTATTAACCCCTATAACCCATAAGATACGCTACTTGATTTGCCACTACTGTTTGTAGTTCCGTTTCCGCTACTTGTATTAAGTGATTGAGCTTGGTTACCAGAAACGACGTTATAACCTTGTAATACTGCATTAAGTAACGTATTGATATAATTTGCAGAGTTATTCTGGCTATCTGCAATTAGTGATGTAGAGTAATCTGAAATTGCCCTCTGATTTTGGTTAGCAAGATTATTATACAGATCTGTTGCCTGAGAGCTTCTTATCATATTACGTTGCGCCAATGGACTTATAATATTATTTTCAAGATTTTTTCTTGTTTCGTCGTCCAGAGTACGCCTATATATATCCATTTTTGCCTGATTTGTTGCGCTATCAAGACTTGGATTTAAGTATTCATCCAATAATCTGTCCATATTAGCATTAGCAAAATTATAAACACTGCTCAATGCCGTATTTGGTTGTAATTTTGTTGTTGTCCCCTTGTTGGTTGTCTTTGATACTACATAAGGGTTCTTAGTTGTTGTGTTACTATACTGTTTTGAAGTTGTAGAACTTGAGCTTGAACTTGAACCGCCACCCATTTAATTATCTCCTATATATAAATAAATTTTCATTAATTCTCTTGAACCCGCACTTATAAAGACATAAAATAGCCGTTTTGTGGGTTGTTTCTGCGTAAATATCGCAATTAAACCAGTCTAAACTCATTTTGAAACACTTGATATTTTCAAGATGATGTTTCGGGGAAGCATAAGCATTTACAAACATTTTCCCTGCTTTATCGTAGTAATAAATACACCCGAGAAATTTATCATCATCAAAAAACGAGTAAAAGAACGTGTTTTTTACAATATCACTAAATACCGAGTTATCATTTATCTTATCTTTGTACTTTTTGAAGAGCTTCTTGCATTGCTTGTAATTAAACTTTTCGTCAGACGGAATAAATACTTTTATCAAAATAGCTCCTAGACTTGTTTAACTTTAATTTTCGAGAACTCAATATTTCTGATCGAAAAATCCTGTGTTTTTTCGTCAGTGTATATGATAATTTCAAGAATTTTGAAGTTAGCGTTCGGGAATTTTCCGACTACATTTGTGTTTTTGCTTCGCCAGTATGTTTGTCCCCAGATACCTTGTCCCCAAATCAGGATATTTTTATATTTTGTCTTAATTAGCTTGATTTTAGGGTTTTTCTGGGTATTGAAATTCTTGATATATTTTACTTTGAATGTATTTTGATACGGCATATCAAACGATACTCTCGGTTGAAGCGCCAATATTTTCAGAGTGTTATCAGCTCCTAGGTTTAACGGGGAGCAATTGTAGAAATGTTCTATATATTCCCCGTTGAAAAGACTTGAATTATATTCTTCTAAAATATTCCCGTCATCCCCGGCTGAATATAATACATCATCAATGACTTTTACTGCATTTATCTTTTGGGAAACACGCTTTACCCATTCCCCTTTGAGATAGTCATATATCAATATTTTTGAATGGTTAGTATCCGTTGTCGGAATTATCCACCAAACTTCATTTCTTTGAGATAAAACGACGGATTCTGTCCTGATTTTGTCAATATTGGATGAGTCAATGTTTATCAATTCTTCCTGAATATCGACTGCGAGATTATCACTTAATGTTTTATCCCCGTTGACTACCTGTTGAAAAGCAAATACGCCCTTTTTGGTATCGTCATAGAAATACAAATCAGTTCCATGGAAAACTAACGCATTATATCCTGCGCAACCACCCGGGCTATCTTCCCCGAGTGAAAAGTCCCCGCTTGAAACAGTTAATAATTGGGAACTGTCTTTATAAAATACCGCCATTGAGCCTAAATATTCGTGAATAGCGGTTATATTCTTTGTTGTTTCAATATATCCTGCTGATGTTTTCCGTTCATCCCTGTAGGTAGAAAAATCGTATATGTTAGCGGTTACGGAATACCAGAGAACATTTTTATCAAATATAAATAATCTGTTATTGAATAGCGTTGCGCCTAAACCTAATACAGTATCGCCGTTGCGGTCAACAGGGTTCATATTTTTAATGATAGTGTCGGTTGTCGTATCACTTGAAGATGTGTATGTTGCGCTATTTGAGTTATATTTAACAGTTCCGTTATCAATTACCCAGTCTGTTCCGGTATAAGTTTCGCCAGTTTCAGTATAAAGCGTTGTTGGTGTTGTCGAGCTATCTGCGTATATTGTATGCGTATCATAAACATAAGCGTATAGGGTTTGTTCTATTCCAGTTTCATAGGTAAACATTTGTTTGCCGTTAGTGAAAAAGAATAAATCCGACCAACCCTGCGCTACATCAAACCCGTTACATACACCATTGTCGGACTTTTCTATATTATCTTTTACCAGGACAAGTAAATTACTGTTTTTAATATACTGATAAAATCTGCCTTTTGTATCATCCTCGGTATAAACCAGGAAATATGTTTCGCTCTTTTGAACGCTCTGAAAAATATTGATTATCCGTTCCCCGCTATCTACAAGAGTTGAGTTAACGGATACATTCCCTTTCATTGTTCTTATACCGATACCGCTATTCATTCCGGTATAGTATAACTCAACATTCTGGATGTCGGAAGCAGTAATCAGATCACTATTGAATGCTGAATTTCTGTGTCTTATTCCTGCAAATTTATTACATAGAAGCTGTGTAACGGTACTCACGGACTACCACCCCTTAACACGTTCTACTTTGACGGATGTAGTACATTTTTTGAGTTGTTTTAATGCGCTTTCATATTGCCACGCATAAGCTGAATAGTTTTCGTCTGTTTCTGATGCAATTAGATACATCATTGATAACGGCAGTAATGTATTTCTGAATAAATCCTCATATTTTTCGTCAATATTGATGTAATCATCATCTTCTGTTAAGTTGGCTTTTTCTTCGTCGTCTTTATTACAAGCCGGCATTGATGATAAATACCCTACTTCGATAATATAAGTATCGTCGGGAACAGGATAGAACGCTATCTTGTCATTTTTGATATAAAAATATTCAGGTTCGCCGTTTTTCTCTTCAAGCCCTTTGGTCGTTGAGATATACCCTAAATCATCATTGTTATAAACAACTTTTTTTCTGTCAATTTGTCCGTTTGGCAATGAATAATCTTTTTTGTTTTCTTTGGTTTTGATAGTGTATGTTCTTTTTCTAAACTCATATTCATATTCAAACCACAAACGAGCCAATGCTTTTTGAATAGATGTAATAACAGATACTTCAAAATCGTCTTTTGATTCTGTTTCACTATCAAACATTGACCATGCCTGACCAGTTATATCGTTGTATAAATCAATAAATTTTAGTGTCATTATTTCTTTTTAGCCTTTTTCTTCGGGTTTGGTTGTTCTTTTACTTCTTCTTGTTCAACAACTTTGTTATAAATCCCTTTTTCTTCGGGTTTGGTTGTTCTTTTACTTCTTCTTGTTCAACAACTTTGTTATAAATCCCTTTTTCTTCGGGTTTGGTTGGTTGTTCATCAACAAAATCTTTATCTAATATTTCGTAGTTTCCTCTGTCGTTTTTGAGTGTATCAACCGCAACATCTTTAGGTAGTACGAAAATATTTCCTGTTGGTTTGTATCTTAATTGATAATATTCCATAAAAAACTCCTATAATTAAAAAGAGGGGTTTCCCCCTCTTTAATGCTTATACAACAGGTTTAAGCCCTGCTCTCTTAGCAACTGCCCAAATATTTCCTGTGAAACCTGAAGCGAAATCTAATTCAATAGATCCGTCAGCTTTTTCAAAGCGGGAAATATCTTCAAGAAGAACTACTGTAATAGCAGATTTTTTAAGTGTAACTGTAATATCCCCTAACATAGAGTTTGGATAGTGTCCACCTGCTTTAATAGTCAATGTGCTATCAGCCGGAGTTGAACCTGCGCCAGTTGTATTTTCAATGCTAATTTGCAGTGAATTATTTTTGTTATCCAGAGCTTTAGTAATTGAAATACCATTTGCCTGAGTAACAGCCTTTTTAGTTATTTCGGCAACTTCTACTGACTGTGATACATCTTGTACCGGAAGTTGCACTGTTATCGCATCTCTAGTCATTTTAATATCCTTTCTTTAATAAAAGGGGCTATATAGCCCCGAGTAATTCCTGTATTGCAAATTGTGTTTATGTTCTACTAGACAATTGTAAAGGTGCAGAAATCTTAACAGTACCTAAGAAATCAGCACGAGGAGCGCCAACACCGAATAAACCATAACCTTTATAGCAAGTATTGAAGCTTTTGTCAGGAATATAGGATTGAGTGTTCAAATTAGATGATACACCACCCGCAAGAGTTTTACCTCTTACACCGAACAATGGATAGAATACACCACTTTCAGGCTGAGCAACATTATTAGAAACGATAATATCCCAACCGCAAAGATGTCCGATATAACCTTTAGCCATTTTCTTGTGACCTGATTCAACATATTTCAGATCTTCGAGCTTGCCGAGGTAGAACTGATATTCAGGCGGAACGATAGCAACCATTTGCCCGTCAATCCAGTTAGTGTGACCTTTATTATCCCCTCTCTGAAATTCAGCTTGCATATAAGCTAAGATTTCTTTAGCATAATCTGCATCAAGAGTGATAGCTGAACCACTATTATCTAAATAGTGACCTGCTCTAGTATAAAGGTTAGCGAATGCGCTATCAACACCGGAAGCAAACTGTTTAATTGCATCTGAAGTATATTCTTTAGCTAATGCAACTTGCTGACCTTCATTTGGAGCGTTTTTGATAAGTTTCTGAGTTACTTCGTCCATTTCAAAGTGGAACGCTTTACCTCTGTCAATTCTGACTTTAGCAGTTGATGTTGCAGTTTCTTCTGCATTTGGCAGATCACCCTCGCCGTCATAGTCAAATAAAGTTACTGTTGCAGGCATAATAACATCAACTTCGTCGCCTTTTTTCACACCGGTTTTGAACTCGGTATGAGCTAATTTACCGATAACCAATTCGTCATATAAATTCTTTTTGAACGCTTGGTCAAAGGTATTGATTATAAATTGGTCTAATGACATAATTTAATCCCCCTTAAATATATTTGCTTATTACCTTTTTCATTTCCGCATCAGGTAGATCAAGAATGTTTCTGCCTGATGAAGCTTGAGTGTTTCCACCCGTTGAGGTAAGCCCTGCGATTTCATCAGTTGCGCTGATGTTTTCGTTGACTATACCCTGATTTATTTGTGCGGATTTCATAATAGAAGCGGTATAGTTATCTAGCAAAGTACAAAATCTGCTAGTATCCAGGTTTTCGCCTAGTGCAAGAAAAGCTTCGCCATACAATTCCGCAAACGCCGGATTTTGAAATCTTTCGGCGTTTTCATTTATATTTCTTTGAAGAAAAGCTCCTGCGGACTCTTTAACCTGATTAACAACTTTCTGATACAATTCCTGTTCTTTAGCTTTAGATTGCAGAGCGATTTTTTCAATTGTGTCAATATCAAATTCGCTTTTAATTGTTTTCAGGATATTATCGTCCGGGGTTTTGCGGTATTGTTCGATTAAGTTGTGAACTTCGTCAGGATAAGAACATTCGCCGATATTCTTTTCAAACTCATCTGCTATGAAATTAACCATTTCGTTGTGATTTTCATACTCTAAAACAGTATTAAACCCCTGATTTTGTGCATTAGCCAGAGCTTGTGCCTGTCTTTGTTCTTTTTCTGCGTTATATTCATCACGCATTTTTCTTAATTCGCCCAATTCTGCTGACTGTTCGCCAAGTTTCTTTTCAAGGTCGGAATAAGCTTTATTTGCTTGTTCGAGTGTCTTGTATTTCCCCTCGGTTACTTCTTCCGTATTCTCAACGGTGTCTGTTTCGGCAGGTTCATTGTCATTTACTACATTAGAGGTATCTACATCCGTAGGCTCTTGTGTTGTTTCAACTTCCATTGAAGTATCTGCGTTCGTTTCAATTGTTTCAGTCATCATCTTTTCTCCTCATTCTTTTTCTGTTCTAATTTGTTTTTATAATCTTTTTTCCATTCGCCGGTTTTTGCTATGAGTTTAGCCATACCTTTGAACTCTTTTTCGTCAATGTTGGTTGTTGCATAGTCTAGCAACATTTCAATTTGTTGTTCGATAATAAATTCATAAACAACGGAATGGGCAAGGTCATCACGATACCTTGACCGATAAAATTCTTCTTCTTTCATAATCTACTCCATTGGTTGAGCTTCGGGGATACTTGCATCAGGTATTACCTGTTCAGGCTGATTTACGCTTTCACTTGCCCCATTATTTACCCCTTGTTCCATTATTTGTGCCATTTGCTGAAATTCTGGACGTTGCATTAAAGCTTCTTGCATTTCAACTGGCATTAAATTCTGATTTTGTAAAAATCTTTCCGGATTTTCTACGTCTTTTTGTTCCATATACCAAGTGAACAATTCTTGACCGTTTAGCGGAATAAACTGTGCAAACTCTTTGCAAGCGTTTACTACTAAATCAGCCTTGTTGCTTCTTTCGGTTGTTGCCGTTCTATCTGAATAAGTGTATCTATATTCAGCCTGACGTATTGCATCATTAACTTCTATCATTTCCTGGTTGCTTCCGTTATCTACAAGGATAGTTTCTGTTCCTGTTTTGAAATCAGCGCATAGTTTTGCAACCTTTTTAACAACCGGAATGATAAAATCTTGATTTATAATGTCTATCAGCATAGATAATCTTGTGAGTTGCCCCTGTGCTTTTGTAGAGATTTCCGTTGCAGTTTTTGCTCTGCTTTCATCAGCTCCTGCCATATTCGGGAAGATGCCAGATACTTCAGCCATTAAATCTGATAAATAAGTTATATCATTTGAGAATACGTTTGTAGCAAATTCAATTTGTTTGAATGCGTTGGCTGAACTCAAATTGTCGCCGTATTCAATAATTTTACCCGGGTATAATTTAATTTCGTCCTCTTCAAAGAAGCCCTCTGGAGCTAATAACGGCGGATTTTCTGTCAAGCTCTGCAAGTCAACTGTCTTATTCATCATCTGCTCTTGTGTATGAGCTAAATCGAGTACACAATAAAGCGGACTTATTCCTCGTTTAGTTTCGTGATCCTCTATGAAGCAACCATAACTGAACGGATTTACAATTCTGTTATTCTTAGCAAATCTGACAAGATACTTTTTAGCAACTACAACGATATGCCAATTCTTTAATACAGTTCCGTCTTTGAGTGTAAAATTTCCCCAATGCTCTAAAACTTCAACTGTTCTGCCGTTTACATCTTCTTTTTGTAGTGAAACGTCAGTTTGTGACTCTTGATCGTTATCTGTTTTAACCAGGTCTTTAATTGCTCGTTTATCGTCAGCGCTAATCGTGTAGTATTTATTGTTTATAATATCGTTCGGCGTTTTCCAGGAACGGTATATTTTCGGGCATTCTTCCCAATTGTCTTTTTGTGTAACGTCAAATACTAAATATGCCGGGTTAACAGGGTAAACGTATGGGTTGTCATAAATCGGACGTTCTTGTGTCCAGTAAAATTTACCGTTTACCCGTTCTTTTTTAGCAAAAGGGTTTGTGAGAACATCTTCTATTGACATTAATCTTCTGATTTCCTCTGATTTCTTTTTCCATGCTGAGAATGAAATCATTTCACCATACAGAAGCGCATTGTCAATTACCTTGTCGCAAGTCTTTTGGAAATCCATTTTTTCCAAAATATCGACAAGCATTGCTTTCTGCTTGTTGCTATCGTTGTTGGCTTCTAAATTTTCGCCTGAAACATCAAACATACTATTTACGTTTGCATATACATTTTTCCATATAAAAGCTTTCAAGACCTGATAAAACATATAAGTCTTGCACATCTTAATTTTAGATTTCCAAGCTTCGTTTTTGTCTTTAGTTTTAACTTTCTTTTTGAAGAAGATTTCGTTAATGAGTTCTTGACTTTGTGCCAGGTTGACAGAGCGGTTACGATCAAACATATCATAATCGTCAACAACACGCTTGATACAATATTCTTCCTGGTCTTTATTAAGTTTTTTCGCTTCTTTATCAACAATATACTCAAAACTCATTGTATTTCCTTAAATTTTATCTAAATCCAAACCTTTAATAACAAATACTTCCGGTTCTTTGTTCGCTAAATCTTCGCTATCATCAATTTTTAATGATAAGCGCTGACCTTTTTGTGCATCAGATATTGATTTTGTAACAAAACTCAAATTATAAGCAGTTGCAGATATTTTTTTCTTTTTCCCGGATTCAAGCTCTGCCATATACTTGTTAAGTATTTTTTCTGCGACATCTAAACACATTGTATAAAGCTCATTATGCCGCTTATTAGCCCTAACTTTTTCATCAATAACCTGATTTGTAATTTTTTCTTCCGCTTTTGCTTCTATTTCTTTTCTTTTATCTGCTTTTAACTCAGACCATTTTTCTTTTGCTGAACGCTTTGTCAGCGTACTTATCGAAACTTTGTATTTTTTCGATAATTCTTCTAATGAAATCTCGTGAGTGAGATAATAATTTTTTATTTTTATCCAATCTTTTCTCATTCTTTTTCATTCTTTTTGTAAACCTGTTTATAACATTGAAGAAGATAGTGAGTTAATACCTTGTGCCTTAAATTTTCAATTCTTTTATTTTTCTGCTCGGTACAAATAAATTCAAAACCAACTATTTCTTTTTGTTCTAATAAAATATAGATAACCGCATCTAAAAGTATCTGTGGAAGTAATAATAAAAATCTTATAATTGCTCGTAACATCTCAAAAAAAATCCCGTTAAAAGAGAGTACACACACACCCGTAAAAGTTTTGAGAAATTAACGGGATTCATAATACAATATGAAGAATAGTGTAAAGGAAGTCTAATAATTCTAATAAAAAGAGGACTGCTGAGATCTTACTTGGGAGAGCGTCCTCTTGACTAAAATCAAAAAAAGTCAGTTTGTCAATCAACTACTATATTAAATCTTTTCTCTTGTTCCGTTAAAATCTACTGAATAAACATTGTATCCGTTCTTAATCGGAACTGTAACCCCATATTTCCAAGCCATATTGCTTTTATTTCCCTGCTTGATTTTTTTTGGGGAAGCTGACTTATTTATCTCTGATACATACCGGTTGTATAGCTTCAATGCTTTTGATTTAGTCGCCCTGGTAACAAACCTTTTTCCGTCATACCTTTGTTCTATCAGCTCCACGATCCATGCATCACATTTCGGACAACTCCCGTGCTGAAGTATTCTATCATTGAACTCTTTTGTAGGATACAAGATAAAGCGTTCCGACGGTCTAAATAACACATTGCAACATTCCATTCCCCACCCCTCAAAATTAAGGACATAGCTATACAGTCCTGACGATTAACGAGCTTTTTCAGTCTGAAACCTACTCAACTTGTACTTCGTACCACTAATTTAATTATAAAGTATTGCCCGGCTGAATAGAAGCTTTTTAGCCCGAAGCTTTACATCTTTAACAGTGCAAAAAATAACCACTGGTTATTTTAATAAGACAACTAAAAAAAAACCTAATGTAAATGATAATGTAAATGTTAATGTATTATGACAATGAAAATGATAATGAGAATGAAAAGTTAATTATTTTCTTTTTCTACTTCTTTATCAATATCATCATACAATCCTGTCTTACAGTTTTTCCTTAACTCTATATCTACCATTCTGACTGTTTCGTTTCTGTCAATATTGACTAGATAGCCCCTAGGCGTAACAATTAACTTATCCCCTGGTATCCAACAACTTGATTTATATGTATCATAATCCCACACCTCAATAAAAAATTCAGGCGTGATTATGTACTGCCCAATTGTACCGGCTACTTTTTCTATAAAAGTATAATCGTTGGCAAAACATGTACTTAAAGACAATAAGAAGCAGACAATTAGCGCTAAAACTCTTTTCATTTTATCCCATTCTCCGGAAGAGTCCTACAATTTTACCTATAATCTCAAAATCTTCTAAGTCCTGATCCTTTAGTACGATAGGCTCATACATAGTATTATCTGATTTTATAATGAGCTGATTTATATTCAGGACTAGCCGTTTGATAAACAAATGATCCCCGTGCCTGAATACATACACCCGATTATCTTTGATTTGCTCCCCGTTGCAATGCTCCACGATCAGCTCGTCCTTGTCTTGGATATACGGCATCATACTATCCCCGTATGCATTTATTACAGAATACTGTTTAATTGAGCTGAAATCGTCAATATATCGTTTCGGAACGGAAACTTTTTCTTTTTGTTCAGATAAAACAAAAGCTCCACCCCCGCACGATCCGAAAACGTCCGGGAAATAATCTACGTCAATAGTATCTTCATTTTGTTCTTGTTCTGATATAGCCTTAGCAATAGAGCTTACAACCTCATAATGATTTTGTCCTTGCAATTCACCCCAATCGTGTTGTATTTCTTTAGTAAATAAATTAACATTGAAAAAATCCCCAATCTTTTTAATTTCCGGAATGGAATAGTTGCTATCCCGTGAAGCTCTAGCGCCAATTGTGGATATACTTACATCTAAAATATCTGCAATTTCTTGTTGTGTTGGCTTATGTTTTGTTAAGTTTTGTAAAATTTGCAATATTTCTGAATGTCGCATATATACTACCTTTTGCTATTTATATAAAAACATTTATTACAATATTATTGCTTTTTTGTTGCATTTTTATTGCAAATAGATTAAACTGTTAGTAAGGAAGCAATCAAGACCGAAAAACAAAGTTTGGCGACAGAGTTTCATTAGTCTTAATTGCCCACTTTCACAAGTGTATAAGTATTTTTACAAAAATATTGAGTAAAATCAATATTTTGTAACCAATAATTAAGGGCTTGTGAGTTCCAATTGTGAAAGTGGCTTGCAAGCCCTTCCGCTTATGCGGGGAAAGGACAACACAAATGGCATTAACTTGGAACATTGAGCAAGTGAAGAATTGGAAGCAAAAAAAGAGAAAACAAAGAAATCGGGTACTACTAGATGCGTTGATTTATTTAACAATGACTATCGGAATTAACAAAATTACGGAAAAGAATTTTATTCAATTCTTTATGCGTGTAAGCACCTATGAACAATTAAGAGGAGCGTGCATATTGAAGAAAAACGGTAAACCTTTATACATTACTCTTGATGATGTAAAAACGTGGATTGGTTTAAGAACCAATGCGGATATTTTTTCTGCTACTCAATTTGAAAAAAGATTATTAAACCTTGCTAAATATTATGGAATTGGAGAGAGGGAAGCACAATGAAAGTATTGGATTTTAACAGAGCAAAAGCAAAAAAACCGGTTGTAAAGGTAGCAACAAAGTTTATGTTTATTTATCAAAAACTTTTCCAGGGGATCGTTGATCACGATTCTATCTCTGGGCAGATTAACACCCTGCAAGACATAGAAAAAAGGGTATTAAAATGCCTTGACGAAAAAATTAGCTCATTATCTGACATTGACAAACTGTATTATTTGGCTCTGGGGGTTGCAAGAAAATGCAAGAAATAGAGTGGAATGCAGAAATGAAAGACGAAGAAGCTGACCAATACGAGATTTATCTCGATATGGAACAAGATATTTGGGACTACTAAAAAAAAGAAAGGACAACACAAAATGAAAGGATTTGAACAAGCTCAAAGTGAGTACGAAAGCAGACTCTTCAACCCGTACGATTACGAGTACGACGAAGAAGAAGAAAAATCAGACAAAGAAGCATATTGGGCAATGGTCGATGCTCAAGAAGAAAGAATGAAACTCGGAGAGGACTGGTAAAAATGGTAGCACAACAAATTGAATTATCTAATAAAGACGTTACATTTAATCGTAACAAATTCATAGGCGGTAGCGAAATCTCTAAGATTATGGGGTTATCCCGATACGGAACACCGCTTCAAGTATGGGCTATTAAGACAGGGAAAATCCCTGCGCCCGACTTGTCCGACGTTGAAGCAGTCAAAATGGGGAACAGATTAGAGCAGTTCGTTGCGGATCTGTTCACGGAAGAAACAGGCAAAGCAGTCAGACGTGCGCCAAAGGCATATCAACATCCAAACTATCCGTATATGGTTGCACACATTGACCGTATTGTTACCGGTACTGATGAGCTTCTCGAATGCAAAACCGCTTCTGTTTATAAAAAAGAAGAATGGGACGGGGACGAAATCCCGCAAGAATACATTTTGCAGGTTATGTGGTATCTCGGCATAACCGGGCGTAAAGTCGGACATATTGCAGTCCTCATAGGCGGTCAGCAGTTCAAACATAAAAAAATTGAGTTTGATGCTGAACTATTCAGCCAAATGGTAGATATTGCAAGAGATTTCTGGGAAAATCACGTTTTAACAGATACCCCACCGCAAGTATCAGCCAACGACGACGAAACCCTGGCGGATATGTTCTCATCAGAAAATGATTTTATGCTAGAACTTTACCCGGTTGATGATAAATCGGAACAAGCAACAACGGATTTTGAGAGCAAAGTTGCCCTGATTAAAGAGCTTGAAGCTCAAAAGGACGACATAGAAGCTGAAATCAAACAACATAAAAACGATATCCGTATGGTTATCGGCGATAATCTAGGAATCAAAACCCCTAAATACTGTATTACAAACAAATTGCAAACAAGAGCTGATATTGATAAAACCCGCCTTAAATCGGAAAAACCGGAAATAGTGCAGGAATATACAAAAATATCAAGTTACAAAGTATTGAGAATTGCAAAAAACAAAGATTGTGAGGTCGCATAATGGCAAATTTAGCAACAGTAAAAGCACAAGTTAATAAACAAGCTGAAAAACCTAAACTAACTATATATCAGGCTATAAACAAATCAGTTGACGAACTAGGGAAAGCACTACCGAAATTTATGAGTGCTGAAAGATTATGCAGAATATATTTAACCTCAATCAAAAACAACCCAAAACTTGCAGGATGCACACAACTTAGTTTGTTGGGAGCATTATTCCAATGTGCACAGTTAGGTCTTGAGCCGAATATCGAGGGACAAGCGTATATTATCCCTTATACCAACTCAAAAAAAGAAAAAGATCCCGAAACCGGTAAGACAGTATGGGTAAAAAGAACAGAAGCTCAATTCCAAATCGGTTACAAGGGATATATAGAATTATTCTATCGACACGGAAGCGCTATATCAATTGATATGCATACCGTATATGAAAACGACGTATTTGAATACAACTACGGTACAAATCGTTACCTGAACCATTGCCCGAAGCTCGGGGATAGGGGTAAGCCAATTGGATATTATGCAATTGCGACCTTATCAAACGGCGGGAATGTATTTAAGGTAATGAGCCGTAAAGAATGTATCGAACACGGGCAAAAACATTCTAAGACATATATAACAACTGAATATGACGACAAGACGAAAAAGTATGTTAAGTGCGAACCGCATTTTGATCCAAACAGTCCATGGGTAACAGATACCAATGCTATGTGCAAAAAGACTGTACTTGTTCAACTTGCGAAGCTCCTGCCGAAATCTGTTGAGCTTCAAAAGGCGCTTGCACTTGATAATACTACAAAATCTCAAATTTCAGCTGATATGTTCAACATTCCGGACGAAACAAACTGGAATAAATCAGAAGTTAACTAATATTGTGTTGTCCAAACACGAGTGGGGGAAACGCAGTCCCCCACTTTTCCTAAAAAAAGAAAGGAGCGTTTATGAAAGTAGGTAGTGGGTGGAGTAAAGAAACAGAAAACGGCAGAAAGTACATCAGTACATCAATTGCCAAAGAGGTACAAGTATTATATCCGCAACTAAAGGATGTATCTATCACGTTATGGTATGTGCCAAAGGAAGAGAGAAAAAAAGAAGAAAGCCCTGCTTGGGAAATCTCTCTGACTGCAAAATCGGATCAGAAGAAAAAAGCTGAAGCTGAAGCTGAACAAACAAAAGCTGAAGCAACAACAGAAGATGAGGATGAAATACCATTTTAATGAGTATCTTATTTAATCAGCCGTCAGGCAACATTAGAAGGTGGAATAAGTCGGCTATTGACTGCTACAACCGACATTGTGTAT